TTGTGACTTTGTATGACCCGCAGCAAGCTGCAACGGTAATGAAGAGCCTATGGCCGAAGGTCAAAGACGCGCTGCAGGCCGGTAAAAAAATGCGTTTGGAAATTAAACAAGCACGACGCAGCACCGAGCAAAACGACATGTTCCATTCCATCATCAACATGATTACCAAAAAAATGGCGCAGGCTGGATCGAAGTGGGATGCCGATGATTGGAAGCGGTTGCTGATTGACCAATGGGCACATGAGACGGGGCGCAAAATTGGCAAAGTGTTGCCAAGCCTAGATGGTGAGCGCGTGGTCCAGCTTGGACTACAAAGCCATAAGTTCACGATTGAGGAGTCGTCCGAATTTATTGATTGGCTTATTGCATGGGCAACTGACAAGGGAATCGACGTATGACCACCATTGCCGAGCGCAAGCACCTTTCGCTGGTGGCAGAGCTTGGCTGCGCCGTCTGCCGCCGCATGGGCTACGAAGGCACCCCGGCGGAGATCCACCACCTGCGGGAGGGGACGGGGGCTGGCAGGCGTTCCAGCCACATGGACGCCATACCCCTGTGCCCCGAGCACCACAGGGGGAAAACCGGGGTCCACGGGCTGGGAACCAAGGGATTTCCCAAGCATTGGGGCTTCGGAGAGCAGGATTTGCTGGCCGATACCAGAGCAGAATTGGGAAAATCTATCGACCTGCAAATTAAATAGAAATTATTTTTGCACAGGACGTCCAAACGTCTAATTTATCGTTACACTACCATCACTGACCAAGCAATAGTGCAAGGCAGGCAAACAGTGAAGGATAGTGAAATGAACGCTTACACCAACATCGAGATGTCCGCAGTCGCAACCAGCGAAGTGGACGTACTAGGCGCCCTGCTGGCCAAGATCGACGATCTGACCAAGCAAGCCAACGCCATCAAAGACGGCATCAAAGACTCCGCCAGCGCAGGCGGCGACAAAGTCGTAACTGGCAACCTGTTCAAGGCCACTTACAGCGAGACCAACCGCTCTACCGTTGACCACAAAGCCCTGTTGGCTGAGTTGGGCGCCACCGCAGAGCAGATCGCACGCCACACCAAGACCACCGCCGTGTTCACGGTCAAGGTCACATCCAAATAATTCAACGGGGCTTCGGCCCCTATAGGAGCACAACATGAAGCGCAAATACATCAAAGCATTTAATGCACTCAAGAAGATGGGCGTACCGGTCTATGAGCATGGCGACGACAACGGCAACTTCAGCATCAGCGCAGAAGAGCCAGAGAGCTACAAGTGGGCCAACTTCTACCCCGAGTACAACCAGTGGAGCGGCGAAAACACAAATCCGGTTATGGACAACGAGTTGCGCAAGCATGGCCTATACGCAGAGTGGCAAAACCCCGGACGCCTGTCCGTATATCAAGCATAAGGAGAACATCATGGCCCAAAGAGAAATTGAAACAATAATCAGCACCGAGAACGGTGTACGCGTCTGCGTTAGCGAATGGGATGAGGGCGGCGTCTGGCTGTATCTAGCAGGACGTGGCGCAAGCATGAGCGCAGTACTCACCCGCACAGAAGCCCAAACAATGTTGGCTGGCCTGCAAGAAATCTTAGCCAAAGAGGTGGCAGCATGAGCCGCGACGTTATCTTGGCCGACATCCTTGTAGCCGTTATGGGCACCATCTGCCTGATGTTTGCATTCAATAGCCCCGCTGGTTTAATCCATGACTTTGCCCTGATATACGGCGGTATCTGCATTGGCTATGTATGCACAACTTACTTAAATGAGGTGGAAGCATGATTGAGCTGAGCACCGCGTACGATCCAATAAACAATATGGTCTCGGTGACCATGGGTGATGGTGACCCGGAGAGCCGTGCCCCATGGGCTTGGGCGCCTACGCTAGAAGCCGCAATCGCGGAACTGTACGCCTTTGAGGACATCCCCGAGGGCACCCCATACACCATCTATGGAGAGGCATCATGAACAATAAATACACCCAAGAGCAGCTCGAGTACATCAAGGGCTTTGAGCATGGCTGCGATTACATGGTGGCCGAGATCGAGCGCTGGCTAGAAAAAAATAACGAGGAGCCCCGGTCGGCATGGCCAGTAGAGCGGTTGCTGAGCCACCTCAAGATGCAAAACACGCCAAGCACTAGGGAAAGTACCTAGAAATATTTTTTAACAATATGCAGGAATGTCTAATTTATAGTTATACTAAATGCACTGCAATACGCAGGCAAACAGTGAAGGACAGTGAAATGAACATCGGAACACAAACCAACAGCCTCGTTAACCACCTGTACAGCCGCATGACAGTTGACGCCCCTAAACCTGAAGTCGGCATGGCCGCTACTACGCTGTCATGGACAGACCGCCACGCCGCTACCGTTGTAGCAGTGACTGAGCTCAAGAGCAAAGTCTGGTCCTACGAAATCCACGTTGTCGAAGACCAAGTGCTGGTGGTCAAGGGAAGCACGCACGACGGTAGCGCTACGTTTGCCTTTGTGCCCAACGATAGCTACAACCATGCAGACATCTACCGCATGGATCGCAAAACAGGCGAGTGGGTTCATGGCTACATCAACGCAGATACCGGCCGGTTCCAAAAAGCCTCCGGTGGCCTGATCTTGGGCCGTCGTGATCATTACGTTGACCCCAGCTTCTGATCATGGATTACATATCACCATTTGAAGTGCTTGGTACACCCAAGTGCTTCACGTTGCATCAATTCGAGGAGTGGAAGGCCGCTTCTCGATTGTGTGGGCTGCGTACTACGATCTGCGAGGACTGTAGTACCAAGTACCAAAACAAAATGGCCAAACAAGGCTGCTGTGAAGTCGGGATCTGGTCCCAAATGGTGTTTGGGGGACGGTCCTCCAGACTCGCAAAAATGTTTAATCAATCTGCTAAGGAGAATGTGAATGCTAAATTTATTTAAATCAAAGAAAACTGAACCATCACCACAAGACGTGCAAAACGATGCGTTCAGGATGCAAATCAGCCAGCTAAACAAAGCGCTGGATATGTATCGTCAGACCATCGATAACCATTGGGCAGCAATTACAAAGCTCAATAAAACGCCTCCGGCTAGTGCAAGCTACGAACTAACGATAATGGAAAAGATCCAAAAGTTAGAAACAGCAGTAAAGACGCCACCGAGCACATCGAAAGTGCGAAAGCTATTTGCAGATTTATCTGACCTTGTAGCGCGAGTTTGCAATCTCGAAGAAAAAAAAGATAAAACTGCTACCGAAAACAGTAGTAAATTTAACGACTTTTTAAAGAAGTACAGCAACGGCATTGAAAACCACGCCATGCATATCAACTCTTTGCTGAGCTCGATGGACGACATGCGCAAAGAGGTTCAGCGCATCAAAGTGTTGGACAGCGCCATCGGATCATTGCGTGGATATGCTCAGCGCCATGATGGCCACATTGGGTACATGACAAAGCGCTTAAATGATCTCGAAATTGCGGCGAAGAACAAACCCCTTTCCGACAAGGACAAGGCAGAGTTGCTAATGAAGTCCCTTGATGAGCTACCCGATCCATTTTTGAAGACTGAGGAAGAACTGGCGGAAGAAATGGCGGAACAAAAACGCATTAAGAGAAGCGAGTACATGCGCGAGTACCACAAGCGCCAAAAAGTGAAAGAGGCAACACGTAAATATTCGCGTGAATGGTATTTAAAAAACAAAGACGCAATTTTGGCGCGCAAGAGAGCCCAGCGCGAGGCAGACAAGGAGCCAAAGAATGCGATTCTTTGATTTTCTGAAACAGCAGCTCAAGGAGCCCTCCCCGCTCGAGGTGATCAGCAAAGAGCTCGCACAGGCCCATCTGGACCGCTTGGAGGCCGAGGGGGCAGTGGAGTACAGCACCGCAGTGCTCGAGTTAAATATGGCCCGTATAGAGCGTTTAAACAACCGGATTAAGGAGTACAAGTAATGAGAGAGAACATCAAGACCGAAAAAGACTACACCGACTGGATGGTCAAGACCGGCGGCTACGCAAAGGACATGACGCTGCGCGACCACTTTGCTGGGTTGGCTTTAAACATACTTAGCGATATATGGAGTGAAAACCCAGACTGGGATTTGGAGCACATAGCTAATTGTGCATACGAATTAGCAGACGCAATGCTCAAGGGGCGCAAATAATGCCAGCACTAATTGGTTTTATGTGCTTTGCCGCATGGCTCACTCATGTGTTTACATGCTTTGCGCAGGGCCTATGGGGCTTCTTGGTGGCTGGTGCCATCCTATTCCCCATTGGCATCCTGCATGGCTTTTACCTTTGGCTGCATTAGGAGGCGACATGAACGAAGCAGACAAAGCCTACTTGGCGGTGCGCATGGAGGAGGAAGAGCAGCATGATCCCTATGAGTTCTTGCCTCAACAAATCAAAGGCATCATCGCATTTGCAGCCATTGTTATAGGCGTGTGGATGCTTGTTGCAGCGGTGATGTTGAAATGAACGAGATGACAGACTGGTTTCCCCCACACATCAAGCCCGTGCATATTGGTGTGTACGAAATTAAATTTTCCAATGTGCCACTTGGCAAACGTTTAATGTACGCACGATGGAGCGGTAAAGAATGGTCAAACTTTGCGTATAAAAAGAATGATGACTGTATGAATGATTGTTTCGGCGCAGTGCAAAAGAAACATTGGCGCGGCTTTACGGAGGAGCAAACATGACAGGCTATCAAAGCAAAAAGGCAGCGGCGCAGGGCAAGTTAGCAAAACCAGACCAAGCGTGGTGGGATTGGTATCTATCTCCTCCGATTGATTACCGCAAAGTTTATGGCGATCCTTTTGTTTGGACTGAGCAAGAAAAAATGCTGATGCAACAACTCAAGGAGAAGAACAATGGATAAAAACAAAGCATTGAAACTGGCGCTTGAGTTTGTTGAAAATGTTCATTTAGGCGAATGGCAAGGCTCAACTGAACGCCAAGAGGAAATAGTCACCGCCATTAACAAAGCCTTGGCACAGCCAGCGCAGGAGCCTACCAAGTATTCTTTCAGAGCACATTGGGAGGCGGATGGTTGTATCGGCGTGGTCGCGGCTATTGAGAGGTTAGATGGTGGTGTTCATTTATTGAAGGACATCATTGACGCACCACAGCGCCCTTGGGTGGGGCTGACGTTAGATGAGATAGCGTTGATTCATGCAAATTATCCGAATCCGCAGGGCTTCGGTTTAGCATTGCAAGCCAAACTCAAGGAGCGCAACACATGATCCCCGTACCGCTGTTCCCTGATATGCCCGTTGCCACTAACATTGCTGGCAAGGTTGTATTTCCGAAGCAGTATTACAGGTGCCCCGACTGCAACAACATCAGCCCCCTGCGTGGTGGCTGGTTTGGCTTGGAGCAGTCGGACAGGCAGGACCTGTACGACCAAGCCAAGGAGAACAACCGAATGAATTTTTATGACATCTGCAGCCTTGTAGAGGCCCGCTTGAAGGAGAAGAACACGTGACAAACATTACACCAATGGAGTGCTACGCCACCACCGACGGGCGCCTGCATACTGATAAAATAGAAGCGCAGGCTCACCAATACGGTCTGGACATGAAAGAGGAGATAGGCGCGTTTGTCGGCTATGATCCAAAATCGTTGGGCATCGACTCTCGTAATGCATATGGCAACTTGCTGGCCATCACCGGCTGGGAGGTATCCAAAAAACTGAAGGAGCTGCGCAGTGAGCAAATTAAAGATTGAGTTTGCGCCGGGATGCTTTGACAACTTTGATGGCACGCAGGAAGAGCTGGACGAACTTATCAATGAGATACGCATGATGGTTGATGACGGCACTTTTGAAGAGAAATCAACTCGATTGCCGGAGGAGGAGGAGGAAGCTATCCTCGAGATTCTGCAACGCCGCAACACGCGCCAATAGGAATCAAAATGGTTACAGCTAAAAAGCAAGTTGATAAAGAAGAGTCAACCTATAAGATGCCGGTAGAGGTGGCCAATTGGATCGAGAACGCCGAGAGCCGCCTGTCCTACCTGACCACGCAGGTCGCCACGCTGAAGGCCGAGAACATCGCCCTGCGTAAGGCCAACAAGGTCATGGAGGCCCGGGTGATGGGAAATAGCCAAGAGTAAAACAAACTGCTAAACTACCCGTATAACGCGCTGAGAGATGCGCTGCAAGGAGTTATATGGCCACAGGCAAGAAGATGGGCAGACCACTGGGTGACACACTCTACCCAGAGAAGGAACAGATCAAAGAGCAGCTAGTAGCTTGGCTCTCCGAGGGACGGACACTCAAGGACTTCTGCCGCCAGCAGGGAATGCCAAACTATCGCACGATCTACCTTTGGATTGATGCCGACAAAGACTTTGCTGCAAACATCGCGCACGCCCGCGACATGGGATATGACGTAATTGCCGAGGAAGCCCTGCAAATTGCTGACAACCTGCACATGGGCCGTAAGGTGGTCACCCACAGCGGCGGCAAGGAAGACGAGGACGCCATGACGGTCACCGAAGAAGACCTGCTTGGCCACCGTAAGCTCCAGATTGAGACCCGGCTCAAGCTGCTGGCCAAGTGGAACCCAAAGAAGTGGGGTGACTCCACAACGATCAAGGGCAGCGACACCAACCCGCTGGTGGCCGAGGTCAGCTTTGACGTCTTTGGGGAGGTGCTCAAGGCCGTGATGCTCCAGAGACACGCCAGTGAGTGAAATGGTTGCACTACTCGAAGACCCCAAGGTCCGAGAGCAATACGCCAAGCTCAAGCCAGAACAACGGGCCATATTCGAGTGGCGGACCCGATGGCTGCTCAAGGCCCACAAGTTCCAGCTCGAGCCCTTGGGCGACTGGACCATCTGGCTACAGCTCGGTGGCCGTGGATCAGGGAAAACTCGTACATCAGCAGAAACTCTAGGCTATTGGGCAGCAACCCAGCCCAACACCCGCTGGCTAGTATCCGCCCCGACAAGCAGTGACCTGCGCTCTACCTGTTACGAGGGTGAGTCAGGTTTGCTCGCCGTCATCCCGCCCATCTTGATCGCCGACTACAACAAAAGCCTGCACGAAATCAAACTGGTTAACGGCAGCCTGATCAAGGGCATCCCAGCATCCGAGCCTGACCGGCATAGGGGTGGCCAGTACCACGGCGCATGGCTGGACGAGCTGGCCGCGTGGGACTACCTGCAAGACTCGTGGGACATGATCCAGTTCACGGTGCGCCTGATCGGCCCCAACGGCACGCGCATCATCTGCTCGACCACACCCAAGCCTAAGCCGGTGATCTTGGACCTGCTGGACCGTGAGGGCGACGATGTCGTGGTGACCAAGGCCAGCACCTACGTCAACATCGCCAACCTTGCCCCGGCATTCCAGAAGCAGATCCTGCAATACGAAGGCACCAAGCTGGGCCGGCAAGAGATCCACGCCGAGATCATCGACCCGGAGGAGGGCGGTATCGTCAAGCGGGAGTGGTTCAAGCTGTGGCCAGCCAACCGACCCCTGCCCAAGCTCGAGTTCGTGCTCCAGTCGCTGGACGTGGCCACCAGCGAGAAGACCCAGAACGACCCGACGGCCCACATCACCTTTGGCATATTCAAGCCCGAGGACGGCTCTATGTGCGCCTTGGTGATCGACTGCTGGCAGGAGCACCTCCAGTACCCAGACCTGCGCCCCCGCGTGGTGGACGAGTACGAGACCGTCTACGGCGATGGCCGAGAGAAGAAGCGCGTGGACCTGCTGCTGATCGAGGACAAGAGCGCGGGAATCAGTTTGATTCAAGACCTGCGTAGGGCAGGGATACCCATCATCCCGTACAACCCGGGGCGTGCTGACAAGATCCAGCGGCTCAACATCGTGTCCAACATCATCAAGGCCGGACGGGTGTGGATACCAGAGTCCAGCAACCGCAAGGGGTTTGTGCGTGACTGGGCCGAGGGCATGATCAGCCAGATCTGCAGCTTCCCCGAGGGCGCAGAGCACGACGACTTTGTTGACGCCATGAGCCAAGCCCTGCGCTACCTGCGTGACTCCGGCTGGCTGACCATTGACTTTCCCAAGGAGTGGGTGGACGAGGACGACTACATTGACGCCGGGCAGCGTAAGAGAGAGAATCCCTACGCTGTGTAAAAATCCCGTACCCCAACATCATTAACAATCATGCCAACACACACAGAGGCTTTGTATGACACAAAACAAGAAGGACCGTTCTACCGCGTCCATCCTCGCGCTATTGCGCAAAGTGGAGCGAGAACTTATGGCTTACGAGAAGAAGGTGGGTCCGGTGCCCAAGCTCAAAGCGGATCATCACGAGACAGCGTTTCGCAACCATCTGAGGATGCGCGGGTCCGCGAGCTCATAAGCAGCGGCAACACCAGAGCCCACGAGGCTGCTCACGCCTACAGCCAGCAGATGTTCGGGCGCCCCTATGCGCCGATCCCCAACAGCCCCAGCTCGCTCAAGAAGCAGGCGCCTATTGGGCAGATGTTCATGCTGGCCACCAAGAACGACCCTGCCTACAAGCAGGCGGTCTACGAAGCCTACAAGCGCCAGATGCCTGAGCACGTGGGCGACGCCAAGGACTATGACGAGCTGGTCAACAAGGCCTACCGGCACCTGAACCACGAGACCCAGCAGCAGTTTGACACTCTGCCCGTTCACATGAGCTTTCACCGCAACGGTGAGGGCAACTACCGTAGCAGCAACGAAATGCTGCGCGACATCTACAAAAACGGCCACCTGTACGTCTTCCAAGGTGGTGAGCCCCATCTGTCCATGAATAACGTCGATCCCCGCACGGGGCTAAACGACACCGAAATGTTCCGGGCGGTTCACGACTTCTACGGCCACGCCCTGCACGGCAACCAGTTTGGCCCCAAGGGCGAAGAGCAGGCATGGGCGGCGCACTCTGGCATGTACAGCCCATTGGCGCAGGCTGCCATGACAACAGAGACCCGTGGCCAAAACAGCGTGGTCAACTACACCCCGCTCAATGCCCACATCAAGCAGCAGGTGCGCAAGCTCGACGAGTCCGCCTACCATGCCGCCCGCAGGGGAGATTCAGCCCAAGCGCAGCGCTTCTTGGATCTGAAGAAGCAGCTCTTGGACGAGGGTTTTACCTATGGCCCGCAGGCGTCAATCTTGCTGCCGCCCGAGATGACCCGGGGCGACTACGCCGGAGGCATCCCCGCTTACTTGCGGCACCTGATCCGCCCGCCAAACCCTGCCAGCGCCGAGCTGACGCACTTTAGCAATGAGCCAAACCTTACCCACACCGACCCCGGCCGGTACGGCACCGGCATCAAGGGCGCCGAGGCAGAACGCCTGAGCGACCCTTCGGCCATCAGGAACCGAACCTACTTCTATGCCGGAAGCCCGGAAAGGGGAGAGCAGGGGCTGGGCAGCCACAAGTACCACACAAGGGCCAGCGACCTGTACGACGTCGCCAGCGACCCGCAAGGCCTGCACCGGCTGGCCATCGAGCACAACATCACCCCGTATACCGCCAAGTACAATCAAGGCGTGGCTGACCCGCAAGGGGCGTTTACCGACCTCGAGCGCATGGCCCATGAACACGGTTATGGGGGCGTGTTACAGCGCAACACTGGCATGCCAATGGCGGCGGTGTTTGGATCACTGCCCGTTCGCAAAGCAACTTAGGACAAGATCATGCCCACAATTGAACAGATGCGCCGTATGCTCATGGAGCGCCGGCCCCAACGATTTGATGAGGGTGGCCAGCCTGAAGACGGTTTGATCGCCGAAAGCCCCCGGGTTGCAGCCGCCAGAGCCGCCGTGAACCCCGCCATACAGACGGTGCGCAATCCCCAGCGCATGGCTTTTCCGGGCATCTACAAAAACCCCAAAGAAATAGCCGCTGAGGCCGCAGCCCGCGTGGAGCCCGAAGATCCATCGCTCAAGCGCCTATTTGGCGTTACGCGTGACGACTTGTATGAGATGGGCAAAGGAAGGGTCGGAAACGTGTCTGGAGCCCTTCCGGGGGCCGCCGCCAAGCCCAAGGGTGCCAAAGCCGCTTTGGACGTCATGACGCCCGAAAATCGCCAGCGCATACTGGACGTCTTGGGTGAGGCCGAAAAGCACGAGGGGCTGGTTAAGGGCATGGACCCGTGGTACATCATGGACCCGGCATTCCAGCGCATGGCCCACCTGATCGGCTTTGAGAACGCCGTGCGTGAGTATGACAAGTTCAACCACCTGATGGGCATGGCCTCTCCGGCCAGCGAGGTGATGACCGAGATCCCACGAGGCACGGCCGCTTATGCGCTCGAGACCCAAGGGCGCTTCCCTGAATTCATGAAGTTTGCGGGCATGCCAGAAGACAAGCGCACGCGCCGTTTCCCGAAAGATATCCGCAACGTGCCGGGCCACGCGTACCACAAAACCGCGCAGGCCGGACCAATGGAGAAATACCTCAACCTTGGCCAGATGACCATGAAGACGCCCAAGGTGCCGCTGTACATCAGGTCCAGCAGCGTGCCTGACGTCGGATTTCAGACAGAGACGCCGGTAGGTGACGCCCACTGGAGCCGTGGTGTAGGACTTGCCGACACCCGCAACTGGAAAACCGTAAAAGGCAAGCTGGCCATTCCGGGTGCCAGCGTCACCAACTCCGAGATGTCCACCTTGGCCCCGTGGTGGCGCCAGATAGCCCAAGAGCTGGGAATCGAGTCGGTTCCTGCCCAAGCCCGGGCATGGGGCACTTTTGCTCCGCAGACTGGGGTGGATACACCAATTGGCGCAGGCAAGCTCGAGCTGCTGGCCCGCAACATCATGCTCACCGCCCACCGTTTAGGCGTCACCCCTGAGACCGCCCGCGACATGGTGCTGATGGGCAAGACCTACGCAGGCCACGCTGATGGCGGCTCAATTGAAAAACAAAGCGGCTGTGGATGCAGCGCCTGCAAAGGCCCAAGCCAAGACGAGATGCT